GCCTTCTTTTTCGCATGTCAGATTGATTACCGAGAGTGTTGGGCATGGCTACACGAGGAGCAAAACCCAAGCCGGCGCGGCTCCGCGTCGTCTCCGGCACGCACCGCGCTGACCGCCATGGTGACGCGGCGGCAGTCGAGGAGAGGGCCGCCGAGTCGGCCGCGGCGTTCGGGCCGCTGCGCATGCCGGCGGATCTGACGGGCGACGCTGCCGAGGCGTGGCTCCGCTACATCGAGCCCGCGCACTGGCTCGACGCCTCGAGGGAGGCGGCGGCGATCGCGTTCTGCGAGCTGTGGGCAGAGTTTCGCGGCAACCCCCTGGGCTTCATCGCGTCGCGGCACGGCCAACTCCGCGCCTACATGAACGAGCTCGGGCTGACCGACGAGCGCAACCGGCGGCAGGAACGAGATGGCAAGACGGCGGACCCGGCAGCCAGATACCTCGGCTGATCCCGTCACCGCCTACGCCGAGGCCGTCGTCTCCGGTCGCATCGTCGCCGGCCCTCACGTCCGGGCGACATGCCGGCGCCACCTGCAGGATCTCGAGTCGGGCGGGAAGCGCGGACTGCGCTGGGATCTGGAGGCGGCCGAGTACGCGATCGGGTTCTTCCCGGCGGTGCTGCGTCTCTCCGAGGGGCAGTTCGAGGGTCGCCCGTTCCACCTCCACGAGTCGCAGAAGTTCATCGTCGGATCGATCTTCGGATGGAAGCGCGCCGACGGCACGCGCCGCTTTCGCCGTGCGTACATCGAGCAGGGGAAGGGCAACGGGAAGTCGCCGCTCGCCGGCGGGATCGGGCTGCTCGGCATGGTCGCCGACGGAGAGCCCGGCGCGCAGATCTACGCCGCGGCGGCGAAGATGGAGCAGGCCCGCATTCTCTTCGAGGATGCGGTGAGAATGGTGCGGCAGTCGCCCGCGCTGGAAGAGCGGATCACGCCGTCGGGGATCAACCCGGTGCACAACCTCGCGGACCTGCGGACGGGCAGCTTCTTCCGCCCGCTCGGCCGCGACACCGGCAAGACGGGCTCCGGCATGCGGCCGCACTTCGTGCTCATCGACGAGCTGCACGAGCACCCGAACCGGGACACGCTCGACACGCTCGAGCGCGGCTTCAAGTTCCGCCGCCAGCCGCTGCTATTGATGATCACCAACAGCGGCAGCGACAAGAACTCCGTATGCTGGGAGGAGCACGAGCACGCGGTCAAGGTCGCGCATGGGGAGGTCGACGACGACGCGACATTCAGCTACGTCTGCTCGCTGGATGATGGCGACGACCCGTTGGACGACCCGACATGCTGGGTGAAGGCAAACCCGCTCCTCGGCGTGACGCTCACCGAGTCCTACCTCGCCGACGTCGCAGCGCAGGCGAAGAGCATTCCGGGCAAGGCGAACAAGATCCGGCGCCTGCACTTCTGCCAGTGGACGGACGCGGAGAGCGCGTGGATCGGTCGCGATGTGTGGGAGGCGTGCGAGGACCCAAGCATGACCCTCGACGAATTCGAGGGCGAAGAATGCTGGATTGGACTCGACCTCGGCGCGACCAAGGACCTGACGGCGAAGGCGATCGTCTTCCGTGACGGAGAGGACGCCGAGGGGCGGCCGAAGTTTGCGCTCTTCGCGCACGGGTACACGCCGCGCGACACGCTGCGGGAGCGGTCCCGCAGGGACAACGCGCCGTACGACGTGTGGGTCGAGCAGGGCTTTTTGACGGCGACACCGGGCAAGGTGGTCCGCTTCGACCAGGTGGCGGCGGATGTCGTCGAGGACGCGCAGCGGTTCACCCTTTCGGCACTCGCCTACGACCGCTGGCTGATCCGCATGTTCGACGCGACGCTGGATGAGATGGGGGTGACGCTCCCTCTCCTTGAGCACCCGCAGGGCACCAACCGGCGCAAGGACTCGCCGCTGTGGATGCCCCAGAGCATCGACACGTTCGAGAACCTGCTGCTCGAGCGGAGGCTGCGCGTCCAGGCCAACCCGGCGCTGCGTTCGGCGGTGGCGTCGGCGACGTTCTGGCAGTCGCCGGCGGGCCTGCGGCGGTTCGAGAAGCAGCGCGCGACGGCGCGAATCGACATGGCGGTGGCTGCGGCGATGGCGATCGGTGCGGCTACGGCAGGCGGCGTCGAGTCCGTGTCCACCTACGAATCCAGCGACCTGCTCATTCTCTAGGGGCACAGCATGGGCATTCTCGATAGGGCGCGCGGCTGGCTCCGCATGGAGCGCCGCAACGCCCTCGTGCGCCCCGACACCTGGGTGCTCGATCACGGGTGGGCAGGCCCGGCCGCATCCGGCGTCTCGGTTACTCCGTCGACCGCAATGCGCTCGACGGCGGTCTACGCCTGCGTTCGTCTGCTAGCGGAGTCGATCGCATCTCTGCCGCTGCATCTGTATCGCCGGCTCCCCAACGGCGGGAAGGAGCGGGCGACCGATCATCCGCTCTACCGGCTTCTCCGATCGCAGCCGAACGCGCTGATGTCGGCCGCCGAGATGTTCGAGATGCTGGTGGCTTCGATGAACCTGCGCGGCCCTGGTATCTCGCAGGTGGTCCGAAACGGCGCCGGGAGGGTTACGGAGATCATCCCGCTGCATCCCGACCGCGTGACGGTGCGGGTGGCGAAGGACGGGCGATCGTTGCTCTACGACGTGGACGGCGGCGCGGTGACGCTGCGTACGGGCGAGGTGTGGCACATCCGCGGCTTCACCCTCGACGGCGTAACCAGCGTCTCGCCCATTACCTACAACCGCGAGGCGATCGGGCTGGCTCTCGCCGCCGAGTCGCATGGGGCCAGCGTTTTCGCCAACGCGGCGCGACCGAGCGGCATCCTCTCGCATCCTGGCACGCTGGGAAAGGAAGCGAGGGAACGGCTGCGTGAGGGGTGGAACGCCGCCTATGGTGGAAAGCGGATCGGCGGCGCGGCCGTGCTCGAGGAGGGCGTCACATGGACGCCGCTCACCATGAGCATGGAGGACGCGCAGTATATCGAGACGCGGAAGTTCCAACTCAACGAGATCGCCCGCATCTTCCGCGTGCCGCCCCACATGATTGGGGACCTGGAGCGGTCGACGTTCAGCAACATCGAGCACCAGTCGATCGATTTCGTCCGGCACACGCTGCGCCCGTGGCTCGTGAAGATCGAGCAGAGCATCACCCGCGACCTGCTCCTTCCCAGCGAGCGCGAGGAGTACTTCGCCGAGTTCAACGTCGAGGGCCTTCTGCGGGGCGACACCAAAAGCCGGTACGAGTCGCACGCTATCGCGATCGCCAATGGCTGGCGGTCCCCGAACGAGGTGCGGGCCATCGAGAACGAGAACCCGCGCGAAGGCGGCGATGTGTACCTCACCCCGCTCAACATGCAGCAGGGCGGCCCCGATGCTCGCCCGGTTCAAGGAGACGACGATGCCAGCACCGACGAATGAGCGGCGCATGGTCGAAGGCCGGATCGAGATCCGAGCCGAGGGCGACGAGCCCAGCAGGCTCACGGGGCACGCCGCCGTCTTCAACGAGGAGGCGAACATCGGCGGGTGGTTCATCGAGCGCATCGCCCCAGGCGCGTTCGCCAAGAGCATCAGTCGTGGCGACGACGTGCGCGCGTTGTGGAACCACGATCCCTCGGCCGTGCTAGGGCGGACGCGCAACGGAACCCTCACCCTCCGCGAGGACGAGCGCGGGCTCCACGTCGAGATCTATCCGCCGGACACTCAGCTCGGGCGGGATGTCGTGACGCTGGTCAAGCGCGGCGACGTCTCGCAGATGAGCTTCGGGTTTCGGGTGGTTGCCGAGAAGTGGGAGGACCGGGACGGGACCGAAGTGCGGACCATCCTCGAGGCCGACCTCTTCGACGTGTCCCCGGTCACGTTCCCCGCCTACGAGGGCACCAGCATTAGCGCGCGGTCTTCACGCGAGGTGGTGGAGCGCCGGCGTGCGGAGCGAGAACGGGAACAGCAGCGGCAGGAGCAGGTCAACCTTTCGGCCATCCAGGCCGAGCAGCAGCGGATGGCGATGCGCCTCCGTCTCGCTGAACTGGGCCAGGGTGGCCCGAACGGAGAGACGTGATGTCGAAGATCAACGAGATGAGGCAGGCGCGCGCCAAGCTGATCAGGCAGGCGCGCGAGATCATGGAGCGGGCCGAGAAGGAGAAGCGCGCCCGCAACGCCGACGAGGACGCGCAGTGGGCGCGCATCAACGAGGAGATCGACGCGCTCGGCAGGCGGATCGAGGACGAGGAGCGCCTGCAGCGCCTCGAGTCGGAGATCGCCGCCGTTCCGGCGCCGGCCATCGTTCCGCCCTCGGGCGAGGAGCGCGGCGGTAGGGTCGACTCCAAGGAGCAGCGCGCGGCGTTCTGGCGCCTCATGCGCGGGGATCGGGTGCCGGCCGACGAGCTCCGTACGCTCAACATCACGACCGACGCCAACGGCGGCTACACCGTCCCCGACGAGTGGTTCCGCCAGATCGTGATGAAGCAGGAGGAGTTCAACTTCGTCCGCTCGATCGCGACGATCCTCCCGACCGTCTCTGGCGACATGAACATCACCGTCGAGTCGGACGCCGGCGAGGCCACCTGGACCGCGGAGTCGGGCGCCTATACGGAGGACGATGCGACCTTCGCGCGCGTCACGCTCGGCGCCCACAAGCTCGCACGGATCCAGAAGGTCAGCGAGGAGTTCCTGCAGGACTCTTTCGTCGCCGTCGAGTCCTACCTCGCCGACGCATTCGGCAGGAGCTTCGGCAAGGCGGAGGAAAAAGCCTTCCTCACCGGCAGCGGCACCGGCCAGCCGACGGGCGTCGTCGCCGGCACGACGCAGACGGTCCCGGCCGCGGCGGGCGCCATCAGCTCCGACAACATCCTCGAGCTCGCATACGCGGTGAAGCGCCCCTACCGAGCGAACGGCGTCTACGTCATGCACGACTCGACCGCGCTGGCGGTGCGCCTGCTCAAGGACGCCAACGACCAGTACCTCTGGCGCCCGGGCCTCGCGGCCGGCGAGCCCGACACCATCAACAACCGGCCGGTCTATACCAGCGATGCGATGGACGAGATCGGCGCCGGCAACACGTCGATCGTCTTCGGCGACTTCCAGTACTACTGGATCGCCAACCGGTCGACGCCGACCATGCAGCGGCTCAACGAGCTCTACGCCGCCAACGGGCAGGTGGGCTTCAAGATGTTCCAGCGCGTCGACGGCAAGGTGGTCCTCGCCGAGGCGTTCGTGAAGCTCGTCCACGCCGAATCCTGACACCCCCAACCGAACGGAGGCCGCCATGCGCGTCCGCATCCTGACCAGCATCGCAGGCCCGCGATTCTCCTACCGGCGCAACCAGTCCGTCGATCTCGACGACGCGACAGCCCGGGACTGGATCGACCGCGGCATGGCGGCCCCGTTCGCCGAACCTGCCCACGCCCCGTATCCCGTCGAGGAGCGGGGCGAGGAGCAGGGCTACGAGACCGCCGAGGCGCCGACCTACGAGACGACCTCGCGGCCAACCTCCCGCCGACGCCGGAGGCGCTGACCGATGCGCCTCACCCTCATCACGGCGCCGGCGGTAGAGCCGGTGCTTCCGTCGGAGGCGATCGCGCGGACGCACCTGCGCCTCGACACCGAGGAGGACGCCGAACTCGTCGGCGTCTATCTGGAGGCGGGGCGACGGCTCGCGGAGACGGCAACGCGGCGGCAGTTCGTGACCGCGACGTGGCGCATGGATCTCGAGCGGTTCCCTCGCTGCGATAGGCACATCGAGATCCCCCTGCCGCCGCTGCAGTCGGTGGAGTCGATCCGGTACTACGACAGGGCCGGGACGTTGCAGACGCTCGACGCCTCTGCCTACGTCGTCGTCGGCGCCCACGCGGCTCCGGTGGCGACGCCGGCCCCGATGCCGGGCGTGGTGATGCTCCTCGACGGGCAGCAGTGGCCCGACACGTACGTGCGCCCGGACGCGGTGCAGGTGACGTTCGTCGCGGGCTACGGCACCGACGGGGCGCACGTCCCAGCCGGCATTCGCCACGCGATCATGGTCCACGCCTCCGACAGCTACGTGCACCGAGAGACGCTGATCGTCGGCACGGTCAGCAGCCAGCTCTCCCGCACCGTCTCCGACCTCCTCTCGCCCTACAAGGTGCCTGATGGCCGTCCGTCGCGGTGAACTGAACCGGCGCCTGTCGCTCATCCGCAAGGATACGACGCGCGACGAGTACGGCTCCGAGATCGCTACGTGGGTCGTCGTCGCCGAGGTGTGGGCGAAGGTGACGCCGGTCTTCGCTCGGGAGCGGAACGCGGCGCCGAAGACGATGCCGGTGGAGCAGGCGACCGTGCTGATCAACTGGCGCACCGACATCAGCTCGGCGTGGCGGATCCGCTACAGGGAGCGGGACTGGCAGATCACCGGCATCGCGCCCGTCGGCAGGGACGAGGCGCTGCAACTGACCGTCGAGCGA